GTTTCTTTGGAAATAACTCTGCCAGACTGGCAACAAGTTCCTACTGATAGTTTTTCATTAACATAATTTATTGCCAAATTATGGTGTATATCATAGCAATAATTTGAGTTTATATCTCTGATCATGTTTGTTTAATTTGTCCCAATAATTGTTTTAGTTTGGCGCTTTGCACATCAGCGGTAATTTTGCCCGTTACTTCACGGTCGGCTGGGTCAACTGATTCTGTGCCGTTGATCATTGTGCTTTTTGCTTTGATGCTGTCTAGCAAGTTGCCCTTGGCAAACGAATTAACTGGTCCAGCTTCCTCGCCTGGATCTGTAATACGCATGGTTTCAACATTGTAGTCCAGGTCGATCTTCATGCCCACACCTGTACTACTACGCGACTTCATACACTGAATTTGATACTTGCCGCGTTCACGCATGGCACGACTTGTAAAGATACCAAACACGTTATCTGCGGTATTGATCTTACTAATACCACCCGAAATATGACTATGATCAAATTCAATTTCTTCTACTGCACTACGATTCAACTGACTTGCTGTTACAAACAACACATTGAGTTCTTTGGCCAAGTTACGCAATTCTTCACTAACGTACTTGTCCTTGACAAACAGGTCATTGGGGCTAACTTTGGCACTGACCGGCATCAACAGATCCAAATAGTCACACATAACAAAATCTACTTTTAGTCCTGTTTGAACCTGCACTTCCTTGATATAACTGCGAATGTCGTTGATGTTGCTCTGTGCCGGTAATGCCTTGATTCTATACTGTCCGGATTTCTTTGATACCAATTTGACTTTAAGTTCAGTCTGGTCAATATCCTTGCGAATTTCTTTAGTGCTCATGCCTGACAACATGGCATCAGTTCTTAGAGCACACAGTTCTTCTGAAAGTTCTAAACTGATATACACACCGCTAAGACCAGCTTGTAACCAGCCCAGTGCTATGTTCATCATGACCAATGATTTACCCGACCCAGATCCACCGGCAAAAATGTTAAGTTCTCCGCGACTGAAGCCACCATACAAGATCTTATCCATCTGTGGCCACCCTGTGCTGACCTGTCCGCCCGAATTAAAATATTTGTCAATCCGCTGTCTTGGATCCGCAAAGTAATCTGTGCCCATGTCTTTGGTAAGTGATATTTGTACCGCATCTTTGATTAATTTTTCTACAGGATCGTATTCACCTTTTTCCAACAAGTCTGCTGACTTTAAAATTGCACGTTCTAATTCTTGTCTACGAGTAAACCCTTCAAATTCGGTCATGAACCATTCAAAGTGTCCTTCGTTCAAATCAGGAATATGATTTAGCGTAACGCCTGTGGCTGCTTTGATCTGTTCTGTACCCGGCAATGTTTTATATTCACTGCTGTGTTCAGCAATAAAATCCGCCACTGGTCGTAAACTTCTATCAAAGTTTTCTGGATTGTAAATGTTCTGCACACGCACATACGACTCTGCGTCTTGCAACATCATTTCTAAGAATAGTTTTTGGACATCAAGTCCGTAGTCTTTTAACAAGTTTTTTCCTTTAGGGCCCTGGGTTTCATATAATCTTGGCATTTCTTAAATGATAGATACATTCATTAGCAAATGCAGTTTGCACATCGTCGTTATCAACATGAAAATATGGACGCTCTTTATTATTGTTATGATTCCACAAGTTTATTTTTAACGATTGATCAGTATAATTAATTATATTATCTTTGATAAAATGTTTGTCGACAATTGCAGAATAATTGATAGCGTGTTTCATTCCTCCAATGCTATAACAAAACGGTATTTTGTGTTCCTTCAATGATTGAAGACAATAATGAATTAAAAAATAGTTTTTCATAATTTCAAAATCATCTGATATATATTGAGAATTCCATTGATCAACTAAATTGTGGTTGATGCTATTTTTTGATCCTTGTTGGGTAGAATATCGATTGTGTCTGAATTCATTTAATTCATCAACCTTTAGATCCTTGGGATAATGTACATTAACATCCTTGTCCGTTTCGTGACGGTGAGTTGATGTAAACAATACTATTACAAAATCTGGTTTGAATTGTAATCCTTGCATCAATTGTAGTGTTATTAATGCATTACTATCTCCGCCGTGTGCCAAATTATTTAACTCAAAAACTGGCGGTGTTGCGTTTAAAATTTTCTCACTGAAATGCAACCCAGGATAGTCGGGGTCGACTACCCCAAAACTGTCACCGCAGATCAACACATTCTTTAAGTTACTTGAATCGTTTGACAAGTTGCTTCTTCCTTAGTTCTATTTTGATTTTACTAGTTTCTTTGGCCTGCATTATAGTTATCAATGCGGCCAATCTACCCCAACGAATTACAGCATCATTTACATCCTTGACATCGGCCGGCCACTCGGGCATACTTACTGCCCATCCTAGTTCTACAGCACGATCTACCAACTTCATACCAGCTTCGTCTTGATCTGGCACCACAACGACTTCACGTCCTAGACTGCGTATTAATCTGACCTGTGCATCATTGATCTCTGCGTGTAGTACAGCCAGGCCGTTGATGCTGAGTGCATCAAACACACCTTCTACTACAACGGCATACTGCCAATCAGGTTGTTGCAGGTCAGTACCAAACACATAGCCGTGCTGCATGTCCTGGATGTATCTTGGTGTACGATCATCCAAGAATCGTGTGGTATGACCTACCACTTGATTGTCATGTGTGAAAGGAATCACAATACCCGGACGTGGCATTGTTTTGTACAGGAATGGGTAATCCAACGGAATGCATCTATTTTGCAAATATCCTGTGGACTGGTCATTCAACGGCTGTGTATCGGCAGGCAAGTCTCGATCTTCAAATTCAATACTTTGTAATTTTTGAACTATTGCTTGACGTTCACCTAGTAAGCCTTCTATACTCTTGTGCTTTAAACTTTCAAGATTGATACGTTCAATTTCTTCTGTGGGCACGTTAAGCCACTCCAGCAACCGTCGAGCTTTGAACGTAAGATTGCGACCTAAAACAAAACTAGCAGTATAGCCGCAGTTAAAACAGTGATACGACCAAGAGCTGTCTGGGCTGGGTTTAATGCCGCCACGTTGTCGTTTGTCCTGCGTGTCACCGCGATGAATGCAACATGGTGCGTTGAAACTTACCCAACCCGAACTGGTTTGTTTACGTTTTGCTGGAAGAAAAGAAACCACATCAATCATACTATATTATAGCAGATTTAGTAATGGATTACAAGAGTGTTTGGGTTATCTATATAGGAGATCTACTATATAACCAGTGCTGATTATAACTGCCGCACCAGTCTGATTGGGATTATTTGGATAAACGCCTGCACCCATTCCTGCATTGGGCAAATACCAATAGCCAGATCCACCATTGGTCACTTCAATATTTGTAACTACACCATCTGATACAATGGCGCGGGCTGTGGCACCTGCACCATCGCCAATGAAATTGACCTGCGGCGGCGCCAAATAGCCACTACCACCGTTGGTAACTGTCACACTGGTCACTATACCATCTTCTGTAGTTGCATAGGCAAGGGCCGGAGTTCCGGGCTGTGTTGGTACAGCAAAAATACTGTTGTTGAAACACAAACGCAGTATAGGATGCCATCCGATGATGTTCATGTAAATGGTGCGAGTTTCATTATAATAGGTGGTTGATTCTGATACATTGTACCAAACGCTTTCATAATTTTCTGCGCCTTGCGCTTTGATTGTGCCGGTATATCCCACCAAGGTCATTTGTATAGTTGTAACAGCATTAGTAGGTTCAATAAAACTGCTATAAAATTCTGTGTTGGCAAAACTGTTCCAGTAGTTGCCGCCATTGGGATTACCAGACCAATAAGTTCCAGGACTGTAACTGCCCCAAGCGGTGCCATCCAAGCTGGCCTGAGCACTTAATTTGATTGTGGGTATTGTTAACGGTGCGCTAGGAACATGTTGTGGTAATATGCTGTCCACAATATTGGCAGGAGCCCGTGCTCCTGCTTGAGCATTGGTAAACACTGCTTCTACCAAGTTACCACTGCTTCGTTGTATGCTGTAGTTTGCTGGTTGTGCTAACACTTCAAGTAAGTCTGCACTGCTTAACGTAACTTTAGCACGTCCAGTGGGCCCATTGAGTACGACCATTGGTTTTTCAACTAGAATTCTGTCGCCCTCGGTACTGATTGCACGGAATAGGAACGTACTACCTGTGATGTTGACAGGCTTTTCTTGTTGATTAATGAACTCAAATAACAGCACATTGTCAACACCTTTGTTTATGGTTAGTTGTTTTGCGTACACAGGATCATACCTATAGATAAATGTTTCGCCCGCTCCGGTATCCATGAGCAATACTCGAGTGATCTGCTGATAGATATAGACTTGGGTGGAATACATACAGTATATTTAGCGCCTTTGGAAACCTGGGGCAAAATGGTCTGGTAAATATCCGTAGATATGAACAATGATTTTTTTGAAAAACTAGCGGAAAAATACCCATTTATAACCTTGTGTGTATATGCCACTGTGGAATATGTGGGCATTATACAAAATCAAGATGATGCTATAACTACCATTTACGATTTTGGCGCTATACAGGACTTGGAAATTAAACGACAATTCCTAGA